GTTTAACTCTGGTTTCCTTACACGAGATCAGCTAGCTGAAGCATTGTCAGGCTTGGTTACTGCAGAGCAACTAGATCAAGTACTGCAAGGTGCTGGTTTTGCTACGCCTCAACAGATCATAGACCTGCTAGACAGTGCTGGTTTTGCTACGCAAGAACAATTAGCAAATGCTTTAGCTAACTCTGGGTTTGTAACAGAAGCTCAGCTATCAGAACTAAGCTCTGCTCTGGGCCTTGGATTTACAACAGCACAGCAAGAACGTGCAGTTTTACAGCAAGCTATTATTGCTGCTAATGGAGACATTACACAGCTAAGTACTGATATGCAACAACGCTTTAACGAGCTAGGTTTGTCGTTAGAGGAATTGTTTGCAGGTGTTGATGTTGACATTGCAGCATTACAACAAGGACAGATTACTCAAGCTGAAGCGTTTAATCAGTTCCGTACTTCTGTTATTGATCAGTTTGGTTTGGCGCAAACAGAAAGACAACAGCTTGCCGAAGAGCTTATCAATGTTGGTGGTGCTGTAGAAAACCTAAGCCAGCAAAGCCAGCAACGCTTTAATGAATTAGGTCTTACTCTTGAAGAGTTAGGCAATCAGTTTAACATTAACTTTGAAGCACTGCAGCAGGGCCAAATCAGCCAAGCAGAAGCGTTATCAGACTTCAGTGCGTCCGTTGGTGAGCAGTTTAGCATTGCTCAATCAGAACGTCAACAGCTAGCGCAGGAGTTAATTAACGTTGGTGGTGCTGTAGAGAACTTAAGCCTACAAAGTCAAGAACGTTTTAACGAGTTAGGTCTTAGCTTACAGGAGCTAGGTGATCAATTTAATATTAACTTTGAGGCGCTACAGCAAGGACAACTTAGTCAGGCTGAAGCACTGTCAAACTTTAGTACTTCTGTTAGCGAGCAATTTGCATTAGCGCAAGAAGAAAGACAAAACATAGCGCAAGAGTTAATTACTGTTGGCGGTTTTGTAGAAAATCTTAACGAGTCTACTCAGCAACGCTTTAATGAATTAGGACTTAGTTTAGAAGAGCTTGGTAATCAGTTTAATGTTAATTTCTTGGCATTACAAGAAGGACAGACAACTATAGGCGATGAGCTAGACAACTTTAGAACTTCTGTAGGCGAACAGTTTGCTTTCTCAGAATCAGAGGCAGAAAGAAGACAGCAAGAGTTAATGGACGTTATTACTTATCAGGGAGAAGAGGTTCAAAAGCAGCAGGCTCTTGGTGATATGTTTAACATCTTAGCAAGTACTGGAATGCTAGGCGGCGGTGGCGGTGGTGGTGTCGTTACTGCACCTCCTTATGAAGAGTTTTTGCAAGGTCTTCAGTACCAGCCTATTCAGACTGTACCGCTTGCTATTTCTACACCAGCACTTAGTTATAACCCTGAAGCACAACAAATAGCAAGACGTAGTCCACGTAAAGGAATGTTGGTATGACGTATTTAAATTTGATGAATAACGTACTTCGTCGATTACGAGAAGAAGAAACAACATCAGTATCTAGCACTACCTACGTAAAGATGGTAGGTGATTTTATTAATGATGCAAAGAAATTAGTAGAAGAAGCTACTGACTGGTCTGCGCTGCGTAACACTGTTGTAATTAGTACTACTGCTTCTGACAACACATACTCTCTTACAGGCTGTGGAGACAACGTAAAAGTAATGTCAGCAATTAACGATACTCAGAATTGCTTTATGGAGTATCAAACTAAAGAGTGGTTTAACAACTCACTGTACATTGCAGATGAAGTAGAAGGAGCACCTAAGTACTACACTTTTGACGGACTAGACGCTAGTGGTGATACGCAGGTATTAGTAAGTCCTACACCCGATGGTGTTTACAGTCTTCGTTTTAACGTTATTAAAAGACAAGCTGATCTTAGTGCAAACAGTGACTCTCTTCTTGTACCAGAAATGCCTGTTATTCATTTAGCTGTAGCTTTGTTAGCACGAGAGCGTGGAGAAACAGGCGGTACATCAACAGCAGAATATTTCCAAATTGCTGATAAGTTTTTGTCTGATGCTATTGCTATAGACGCAGCAAAACACCCTGAAGAGATGGTATTTAGGACTATCTAATATGGCTCAAGAATTACAAAGTATTAATCTTGTAGCTCCTGCGTTCAAAGGTGTTAACACCGAAGATTCGCCGTTAGCTCAAGATCCTTCTTTTGCAGAGATTGCTGACAACGCTGTGATTGATAAGCGTGGTCGTATTGCCTCTCGCAAAGGACACAATGTAATAACAACTACCAAGACTGTCTTAGGTACTAGTTCTATTCGTGCAATAGAAGAGTTTAGAGACGATGCAGGAAATAATAAAATATTTTCTGTAGGTAACAACAAGATTATTAGCGGTACTACTACACTGGTTGACGAGACTCCAGCAAGCTACACAATTACGGCTGACAACTGGAAGATAGTTAACTTTAACGACAAGATTTATTTCTTTCAGCGTGGGTACGAACCTCTTGTTTACGACAACGCTGGCGGCTCTGTAGTCAAGCTTAGTACTGTCAGCGGTGCTGCTGGCGTTGCCTCTACAATGTACGGCAATGAAGTACTAGCTGCTTATGGTCGTCTTTGGACTGCTGACTTTAGCAGTGATAAGTCTACTATTTATTGGTGCGATTTACTTATCGGTCATGATTGGTCAGGAGGTACTAGTGGTTCTATTGACGTATCTAAAGTATGGCCTGATGGTTACGATGAGATCGTTGCATTAGCAGCACACAACGGTCTACTAATCATCTTTGGTAAGCACAGCATTATTGTTTATCAAGGCGCTGAAGCCCCAGCTACAATGAGTTTAGTAGATACGGTAGCAGGTGTAGGTTGTGTAGACAGAGACACTGTGCAGCACACTGGTACAGACGTGTTGTTTCTTTCGCACACAGGATTAAAAAGTTTTAGCAGAACAATACAAGAAAAGTCAATGCCAATAAGTAGCTTGTCTACTAATATTACTAAAGACATTATTTCTGCATTGCAAAACGAGTCAGAGTTCTACCGTACTGTTTACAGTCCTGAAGAAGGTTTTTATCTTATTGCATTTACAGGACAAAACGTTATCTATTGCTTTGACGTACGAGGAACGCTAGAGAATGGAGCCTACCGTGCTACTCGTTGGGTAGGTACAGGCTTTACTGCTTTTTCTAGAATTGCAGATGGGTCATTGTACATAGGCACTACTAGTGGTATTAGTGAGTATACAGGTTATTCTGACAACGGCCTTAAGTACAGATTTAAATACTACAGTCCTAGTCTTACTTTTGGCGATGCGTCTAGAGCAAAGATACTTAAGAAGTTAAAACCAACATTGATAGGCGCTAACGATGCTACAGTGTTTTTGAAGTGGGCGTACAACTTTGACACCACTTATTCTACAGCAGAGTTTACAGTAGGTACTCAGATAACAGGTTACTACGGCGAAAGCGAATATACAACAGTTGAATTTACAGCAGGACAGTTAACAAGTCAGCGTTCAATAAATGCTACTGGTTACGGTACAAGTGTTGTGGTAGGACTAGAGGCAGACATAAACGGAGCTGCTTTATCTTTACAAGAAATTAACGTAATGGCTTTGATAGGAAAGCTGCTTTAAAGGAGTAAGACATGGCTGTAGCTACAGACGATGAAACTATTGGAGGAGGCGGAGGCTTCTTTGACTTCTTAGGAGGTCTCGGGTCGTACCTAATGCAACCTGATGTTTTGCTTCCGGGTGTTGTAGGTGGACTATTAACGGGTGAGGCTTACGGACGGCTTAGTGATATAGGTCAGCAAGCTAAATTAGGCGCTGAGACTCTTGCTGCACAGCAACTAGAGCAGACACAGTTCCGTCCCTTTACAGTAACGACCGCTACTGGTGGTGCTATGGATACTCAGGTTACTCCTGAAGGTGCTATTGCTACTACAATGGGTCTGTCGCCTGAAGAAGAAGCCCTACAACAACAGCTTCTTGGTGGTGCTGGAACGTTCTTTGGTCGTGCTGAACAGCCTATGGGCGCTCGTGAGCAAGCTATTTATGATCGTATGCGCGGTGTACAACGTCCTGAAGAAGAGAGACAGCGTCTTGCCTTAGAGGAAAGGATGGCGGCGCAAGGTCGTCTTGGTTTAAGTTCTGCAGCGTACGGCGGTGCTACACCTGAGTTGCTGGCTCAACAGACTGCAATAAGCGAAGCACGAGATAGAGCAATGTTGGGTGCTATGCAACAAGCACAAGCAGAACAAATGCAGCAAGCACAA